GCAGGCACACAAGTTTCAGTCACAGAGGGAACAACATACGGAGACACTGTATGGAAGTTAACCACTGATGGTGACATAACCATTGGCACCACAGACCAGGATTGGGAACAGGCATCAGCATATGGATTTGGCACAGTAACAGTAGACGGCACCAGCCTGGTGGCAGACACAGTTGGTGACACACTGACAGTATCAGCAGGCACAAACATTTCATTATCAGGTGATGCTGGCACTGACACATTTACAATAGCAACAGTTGGTGCGCCAACATTTTCAGGTAATGTAACAGCCGCCAACGTTACAGTAGATGACACTTTAAGAATAGCACAGTCAGGCAGTGGTCTACGTATGACCAACGTAGGTGCATTTGACAATGATGGTTCAGATAACTTTAGAGTATTTGCTACAAACAATTTAATACTAAGTGCTAATGGCGATTCAGGAAATGCTGTATATATAGATACCAGCAACAATGTTACTGTTAACAATGCACTAACAACAACAGGTAACGTAACAGCAGGTAATCTACGTGCTGATAACTTAACCACACAAAACGCTTTTGCGATTGTGGGCAGTGACAATAATTTAATACAGGACACGACACTGTCGGTGGACCCTGCTAGTAACTTCCTTGGTATCAACCAAACATCACCAGACGTTACCCTACACATGACAGGTGAAGGTGCCCAGACAGCACAGATTCGCATGGAGCAGTATAACGATAGTGCTGATGCTCCGGATGTAAGAACAAGAAGATACAGAGGCACGATTGCCTCGCCAAGTGCTGTTCAGGCCGGCGATTATCTATATAGAAGTAACCACGAATACTGGAATGGTTCAGCACTTATTGTTGGCGGACAGTTTGCGTTTGACAACATCAACGATGCCAACAGAACACAGTTTACGATTGCAGTTACCACAGATGGCACATCAGTTGAAGCCAGTTCAAATGACGATGTGCATTTTAAGATTGACGGTAATGACAGTGGTGCGATCACATTTAACAACGCATACAAGTTTCCAACAGCAGACGGCTCAGCAGGACAAGTTCTACAGACAGATGGCAGTGGTGCATTAAGTTTTGTCACTGGTGCAGGTAACGTGTTTACTACAATCGCAGTTAGTGGACAGAGTGATATTGTTGCTGATTCGTCAACAGACACATTGACCTTGGCGGCAGGCACGGGCATCACACTGACAACAGATGCTGGAACTGATACACTGACTATTACAGCAGAATCAGCAGACTTTCCGTTCGCACAGGACGGTGACTTTGAATCAGTGACTGATGATCCAGCATCAGAATCTGAAGACCTAGGTGACCTAGACTCAACCAACGCAACTACATACGATCTAGGAACCATCATCTCAGCGGAAGGATTGATATATCCAGGACAGTTGGTATTGCCACAATATGAAACAGCCAGCCTACCAGACGCCACTGTTGAGGGACAGTTGGCCTACGACACTGATACTAACAGTGTTAAGTTTACAAATGGCAGTGAATGGGCAGGATATGCTGGAACTGCTTCACCAACGTTCACAGGCACAGCATCATTTGCTAACATAACACAAACAGATACCAGTTCAATACAATCACAATCTGAAGGCAACTATGCCCAAAAACGTTACATACTACACGGCACGACCACAGATGCTACAGAAACAGAAATATTTGTGGGCGGAGTTGCTTCATCAAGAATACCAATAGCCACAGACACAACTGTGACAGCAGATGCGATGTTTACGGCACGTAGGACAGACGCAACAGGACACTCTGCAGGATTTAAGATTTCAGCAGTAGCAGACAACTTTTCAGGAACATCAGCAGATGTTGGCTCAGTGTATGAAATTACCATTGCAGATGACACAGGTGCTCTAGCAGTTGATATACAAGCAGACGACACCACAGATTCGCTAAAAGTTTTAGTGCAGGGAGAAGCAGGTAAAACCATAAGTTGGATGTGTGTGGTAAACACAGTAGAGGTATCACAATAATGGCATTTAGATCACGATCATTTAGAATTGACAACAGACTAGGCAAATACTTTATCAACGGAACTGATCAGACTGCAACTGTGTCTGCTCTTAGTGATAAAGCAAGAGGATGTTTTTCAACAAACACTGGACAGACGACACTGACAACCAGTTATGCAATTATGAACCTTGGCACAGAAAATTATGCCACATCAGGTGATTTCACACTATCAAGTTCAAGAGTGACTGTGAACAAGTCAGGTCTGTTTTTGATAACATACAACTTGACCACAGACTGCACATCAGGGTCAGCAAGGACAGAATCACAGGCACAGTTATATGAAAATGCAACAGCAGTTCAGGGAACATTTGGTGGTATGTATAATCGTATAGTAGACAGAGGATTGTCACACTGCGGAGCATCAATAATACTAGATGTTACCGATGGTGACATATTTGATGTTAGAGCACTGAAAACAGGATCAGACACAGTAGTCCAGGCACAGAACGGCTTACAATTAACATTCGTTGAACTATAACGATAAATATTCAAAATAACAGGATTTAGGATATGGCAGGAACACAAATACAATATAGACGAGGATCAGAGGCACAGAATGATGCTTTCACTGGTGCTCTAGGCGAGATCACAGTAGATACCACCAATGACACCCTTAGGGTGCATGACGGATCAACGGCAGGCGGGTTTACTCTAGTAAACACAACAGCAACACAGTCATTGACTAACAAGTCGTTGGGCGGAGATCTTCTCAATGCTCAAAGTGATGGCGTTGGTAATATTGGTAATGCTACGGTTGGTTTCAACACATTCTTTGCTAAATCAACATCAGCACAGTATGCTGACTTGGCAGAACGCTACGCTACTGACAATATGTATGAGCCAGGCACAGTTGTTGTCATTGGTGGTGCTAAAGAGGCTACTGCATGTAACAGTTATGCTGACCATAAGGTCCTTGGCATCGTTTCCACAGACCCTGCTTATAAAATGAATCAAAGATCAGAAGGACAGGACATCGCACTCACAGGACGAGTTCCATGTAAGGTAGTAGGTCCAATCGAACGTGGTGATCTATTGGTAACATCAGCCAGTGAAGGACATGCAGAAGCATGGGATCCACAAAACTTTGTTCCAGGTTCTGTTGTTGGTAAAGCTCTAGAAGCAAAAACTGATGACGGAGTAGGTGTAATCGAAGTAGCCGTAGGCAAGGTGTAGTATGGATGAGCGTTATCGCTCAGACTACGAGGGCGAGTTTGTTGTAACCAACAGTCGCATAGTCAACGGCAAGAAGGTCCAGGACCGCGAGTGGGTCCAAAATCCAATTGAAAATCAACACATATCAGGACGTGCTGTCTCAATAGCAGATGGTGATTCACGCAGTAAGTTTGACATAAGAAAAGTAGAAGGACATCGTGGCGGGCTATTAGGTAAACTGCGACTACAGTCATATGGCTCAGGTAGGGTCTGCGATGAGATAGCCTGTAACTTTTACATATCAAAAAACGTAGAAACACTTCAACACTTAGTTGAATCTAAATATGTGGTCAACTCAGTGGTATATTCATCAGCAGGCAAGTGCCTTAAGTTTCCAGGAGAATTATATCTAATACCCTACGGCACACTGCTAAGTGAACAAGCTCTTGCAGTATGGTTACCTGCATTTGATCAACACAAAGAGATATTCATGTTAGGATATGATTTTGATGAAGGAAAAAATCAAAGTCTTGCTAATGAGATATTAACAATAATGCAGACATATCGAGGCACACGCTTTACTAAGGTGTCTACCTTAAACAATCTAAATGGTGGAAGGGTAAGAACTGACACACCTGATGCATGGAAAGATTGCCGTAACTTTTCAGAAATGACATACTCAGAGTGGATTAGTTACGCTGACGTCTAGTTAACTGATTCTTCTACTACTTTAACTTTACTTTTTACTTCTTCGATATTAATAGTAGACCAAAGACCTGGATGTAAGGGTTTAGGTATTGTGTCTGAGTCTACCCAGGCATAACCTTGATGTTCATCATTTAACTTAGGTGTAAATTCGTCTGATACCACAGCGAAGAATGTGTGGTAGACAAACTTATTGTCTGCTGATGTAAACTGTTCTATTGGAACTATTCGAATAGTGTCAGGAAAAGATCCTATTTCTTCTGAACATTCACGTTTTATAGCATCAAGTAAACTTTCTTTAGATTCTACCTTGCCTCCAGGTAATCCCCATGTTCCTGGATGTTTGGGATCGTTGCGTAAGAGGTAGAGATATCTACCAGTAGATACGGAATAGAACCATATGCCTACTGCGTTTAGAGGACTAGACTCCATTCGCCTCCCTTGTATATGCCCTGATAGCTCTTAACCCAAACTGTGCCAGTCCATTTATACTGAACGCTTGTAGTTAAGTTGGTCACAAAATCTGTGATATCTGTTGATTGATCAGGTGTTTGATTACTTGCGTCCCATACTACATTCCACACACCGCCATCGTATTCGATAATATCATTTTCGCTGGCAACCAGGTTACCCCAGGCAGTTGCTGGTGTGGTATTATTAGCGTTGCCGATAGCATCTGTTAGTAGATAACGCTGTCCTCTGGCCGCTGTTGGTAATCCATCACCAGGGCCACTGGCTAATGGATCAATAACTGCATTTACTGGTGACAATGTGTTACCTGGTATGGTATCCGAATCAACACTAAACAACAATATTCTATCATCAGTCGGATGCTTAGCCACCGTTCCAACTATCTCTGTCGAGACATATGGCGATGTTAATCTAATTTGACTAATGCCATCTCTTATTTCACCAAAGTTGTCTATGTATCCAGACCATACCAATGGATTGGTAGTATCTATCAAATCACTTTCTGCTAGTGTTCCGTCTGCAGGATCAACTTGTTCCTGTCTTAAAAGTTGTAGTTGATTTCCAATTAACAATACTTGATAACCAAATGGTGTGATCTTCTGTCTGGTGCCCATTAAGATATCGTCATCTACAATAGCATCAGCGGCATTGCCGTCAGTGTCATATATAGAAGCAATAATTTTATGAACAACGCCAAGTTTCTTAACTTTGGCAGGCATTGTTAACCAGAATGGTATGCTGAATGTTAGAGTAGCAACGTCGATGTTATCGTCAGTGCCAACAGGAATAGTTCTTGATGACCAGTTAACACCGGTTAGTTCCACAACACTTAATGATGTCCAATCGATGTAGTTATCTGTGGCCTGTATTTCCATTGACGGGTTAAACAAGGGAAGTATCTGTTCTAAGATCTGTAGTTTCATTTGGGTATTTGATGCCCAAACGTCTAACTGTATGGTCATGTTGTAGGGAACAGGCATTAAACGTTCTACCGTAAATGCGTTGCCCTGTGTGTTCTCATAAGTCTGTGTTGCTTCATCCCAGGTTCTCTGTTTTAGAGACTTCTTGTCAACGAAGTAAGGTTCCTGCACACGATCACGAGCATAGTCTAATGCTGTGATATGAAAGCTCATCATTGGTGCATTAGGCATCTTGTTTCTTGAGTTATCTGCTATGATGGTAGCCGCCTGTCTTGATGCATCTCCGTATCTAATAGGAACACGCACTAGAGTGGCCGCTCCTGATGCGTCTTTGCCATACTCAACTTGATAGTTAGAAAACATCCTTGTAAACTGTATAAGGAATCTTCTTATCTGATCGTCATAGAAAAATGGGACTGTGGTTGCCATTAATTATCCTTTGTGGGCTTTAGCAAGTCGCTCAATGATTGGCTACTTGGTATATTGCCTCTGTCTGTTGTCTGCACCGTTGCTCGATTGCTCTGGAATGATTCTTTCAATGTCTTGTTATCTACATCACCTGGTGTTAATTCTGTTCTCACGCCATCCTCTACTTTAACCCAACGTGTTCCATCATAACGGAATAGTCTGTTAGGGAAGTAGTCTAAACGTAAAGCATAGTCACCCGTGCCTGGATTAGCTGGAAAACTTACTCCTGGTGTGACCGGTAAGCCATTTGGTGGCAGGTTATTGCCAGTCATATATCCTACTAGGTAACCATCTACCTGTGGTGTCGTTCCGTCCTTGGTTGTTGAATCTCCCACCAATACGTCATTTGGGTTTACTGGTTGATCATTTACTGTTGCTGTGACATAAAATGCTGTGTTGTCATAACCACTGCGTGGAACTTCAATTTCTGCCTGTTGGACAATAGCATCATTAATCTCTTGATTCTTGTTCTTGGTTGATAAGAAATCCTCCAGTGTTCCTGCACTTGGATTGTCTGGATCCATTGGCTTGTTGAGGATGTCATCAAACTCTTGTGTGGCCGCCATTGGTGTTGCCTTGACACGCCATAAGTGTGGATACCAAGTTGGCGAAAAGCCTTCTGAGGCATAGGCCGCATCCTGGATCACATAGTATTTAGGCAAGGCCTTAGGGGCCGCATCGCTCAATGGATGATAATCTTTGAGATTGGGCAGTTCTAACACATCACCGGCCATTAACTTACGACCTAAGAAATCAATCATATCGTTGTAGTGGAAAGTGATGAACAGTGTGTCACCGTTTAGGAATAGGCCAAACTGGCTAAGATCAAAATCGATATCTTGGACATTGTAAACACCACGCATGACATAAACGTCATCGTCGTATTCTCTGTTCCTGTTCTCAAGGAACAATAAATCTTCAATCTGTAATGGATCTGACTCGTCATATGTTGGACGAGTTACATCGCCTGTGTCCCTCACAGAGCTATCGCCTACTGTTTTTGTTCCTAGATACTTGTGAACAAATATGTCCACACCACCGGCGGTATACATCTCACGCACTCTGTTGTCTATGAACTTGTAGTCGTTGGTCTTGTTCTGTCTATATAAACTTAATCTTGGCATCTTATGTTCTCGTTATCTAACTATTTATCGCACCTTTTGGTTGACCTAAAAATAGGAAAGTTATATAATAGGATATATGCTACAAATTGAAACTTCAGAAGACTGGCAAGGAATAGAGTCGGAACTACGAAAAACAGTAAAAAATCTACCTTTTCACGTCAAAAAAGACTTGGAGAAGATAAACAAAAATATCTCTGCCATGATTTCTGAGTTAAGTAAAGCGGAAATTGAATGCAGGAGAAAACATAAACCCACACAGACTTTCTTGGAGACGAGAGATAAGTGTAATGAGATGTTGAGAGATTATCAAAAAATGATTACGATGGGAACACTACTTTGAGCATAAAGCCAGCAAAGATATCTATAGAGGACAGGAAAG